GCAGGTCATGCGGATGCTGGGACGGTAGTTTACTTGATCGGCAAGGTGGGAAAATGCGGTTCAATGGTTGCAAACGTTGAAAATTAACGCTTTTCTTACTTGCCTGTAACTTGCTGAATCTGATTTCTTTCGTCGAGTGCGCATAGACGATTTGAAATAAATCTATCACGAAAGGAATCAAAAACAATGGCACTTACTGATGAAAACGGCGGAGTCGGCACCACGATGCTGGTTCAGCCGACTGGCTATGGCAACGGCGGCAGCGGCTTCTTCGGCGGGGACTGGGCCTGGATTATCCTGCTCCTGCTGATCGGCGGCAATGGATGGGGCTTCGGCGGCTTCGGCGGCGGCATGATGCCCTGGATGATGGGCGGAGCCATGAACGGCTTCGGCCTGGATTACCTGTACCCCTGGCTGAACAACAGCCAGCACATTTCCGATGGTTTCCGGGATCAGCAGCTTCAGACGTCCATCGCTGGCCTGCAGAACAGCGTGACCGCCGGATTCGGAGACGTGCAGCTTGGCATCGCTGGCATCAACCAGAACATCTGCCAGACCGGCAACGGAATCGCCGGAGCGATCCGGGATGGTTTCTACGCCGCGGAGACAGCGGCGAACGCCAGGCAGATGGCCAGCATGCAGCAGGATTTCGCCATGCAGTCTGCTCTGCAGAGCTGCTGCTGCGAAAACCGCGCAGGCCTTGCCGATCTGAAGTACACCGTGGCGACAGAGAACTGCGCCGACCGGACAGCGGCAGCCCAGAACACGCGCGACATCATCGACGCCCAGACCCGCGGCACCCAGGCGATCCTGGACAAGCTGTGCGCCCTGGAACTGGATGGCGTGAAGGGCCAGCTGGCTGCCGCACAGCGTGAGAACGTGGGCCTGCAGAACCAGCTGAACATGGCCACTCTCCGGGAAAGCCAGACCGCGCAGAATGCATTCATTCAGCGGGGCTTTGCCGACGAGGTGGACGCTTTGTACAACAGGCTCTCCAGCTGCCCCGTGCCCAGCACCCCCGTATATGGACGCACCCCGATTTTTACGTGCCCGCAGAACACTGCGGCCCCCGGCTGCGGATGCGGATGCGGCAACGGCGCGTTTTGACGGAGGTGTGAACCATGGCTGAGTATCTGGCGAATGCGATCCAGCAGGTTGCCTTGAACAACCCTGCGATCTTCACGGCCTCCATCCCCTGCCGCAACGGCTATGTCTACCACGAGGACGAGACGGGGATCTTTACTCTCTGTGGGAAAACTACCAACTGCTTCGCAAGATTCCAGGTCACATTCAATGGGAACGTGGCCCTGCCGGAAGGCGGCACGGCTGGCCCCATTGCGGTGGCTCTGGCGGTGAACGGTGAGCCCAGGCTGACAAGCCGGGCCATCGTCACCCCGGCGGCGGTTGAGGAGTTTTTCAATGTCACGTCTACGGCCATCATTACGGTGCCGAAGGGCTGCTGCTACTCGCTGTCGCTGCGGGCCGTGCCTGCATCCAGCGATCCTGCTGTGACCCCAGCGCCCGTGATTGAGCTGCAGAACTCAAACCTGACCATTGTCAGGGTAGCATGAGAGGAAGGAGGAAAACCATGGATTACACCAAGGATATGGAGCTGGCTTGCGAACTGCTCCATGAGCAGATTGGCGACCTGGTGCGCAAGGTCAAGAACAACGGGATGAGCACCGGCGATCTGGAAAAGCTGGATAAGCTCACCCACAGCCTCAAATCCGTCAAGGGCACCATGCAGATGGAGCAGGCCGAGGAAGATGGCTACAGCGGCATGTATCCCTACATGGGCTACGGGCGTGGATCCTATGAGAACGGCGGCAACAACATGACCGGTGGAAGCTATGCTCGCGGACGCGGACAGCGGCGCGACAGCATGGGCCGCTATTCCGGTGAGCGCGGCTATTCCCGCAATGAACTGAGCGACAAAATGCGCGAGCTGATGGAGGATGCTCCTGACGAGCGCACCCGCAGGGAGATCCAGCAGATGATTGACCGTCTGGACGGCTGACGGGGGTGCGGCCTGTGATCACAGAGAAGGATCTGCAGGAGGCCATAGCTGAGTGCATAGGCCAGCGCAACCCGAACGCCAGCACCGCGATCAAACTGGCCGCATTTTACACGATCAAACGGGAGCTTTTCGGGGAAGAAAAGAACGCCGATCCGCCCCCTGGGTACTCCTACGCGCCCCCGCCTGAGACCGATCCGCTGATCCGGATCGACAGCGACAGCGACTTCGCCCGCCTGATCGACGGGAGAACGCAGCGGGAAGTGTGGCCGCTGATGGACGAGATGATGGACACGATTCATGCGATCCACCCAC